GCAGACGGTACACATATACCGCCATACGATATAGGAGAGCACACACTATGGACGAGAGATGGTCAGGATGTGTTGGATTGTTTACCCCTGTTTGGCAGAACAACTATGGAAAGTTTGCTGACCAGGAGTAAGGAGAAAAAGAATGTCTAGTACACTAGACTGGTTAGAGAATGGTTCTGAGGACCAGCCCATTAAGAAGGATGTAGTCGCTGTAGAGACGACTCTTCCAGAGAGTCCAGTGGGTCTCTCTGGCTCAGATGTTGTAGAGCACTTAGAAGACATCACTTCGGCCATCAGTCAGAAAGAGAGAACGACAGCAACAACAATAGTTGTTCGTAAGCGTAGGCCGCAAGCCGGAACACTACAGTATGGTGTACAGAGTGGACTTACGTCCAGATCTAATGTATACCGTGGTCCATTCCATGATTACGCAGAAATAGCCAGGGCTGTCGATACAGAGTCGTTCCTGGCTCGTTCTATACAGAAGCACCGTGAGTATATCCTCAAAGAGAGCTTCGAACTGATAGGAACTTCTCCAGAGACGGTTAAGTATATCAGGAGTCGGCTATTCCACATTGAGCTGGCAACAGGACTAACCACAAGAGAATGGTTGAGAGAAGTAGTCACAAACCTGGTGACCTACTCTACGTCTTTTGTCGTACTAAAGAGAGACAATGATAGGTCTGAAGGTAGCCCTATTCGACTACACCGCAAAAGGCTCGACCCCATTGCCGGCATATTCCCAATGGATACAGTCTCTGTCAAGGTAAAGCAGAACCAGAATGGTAAACCTATAGAGTGGAAACAGGAGTTAGAGGGTAAGACCCGCAAGTTTAACGCAGACGACGTTATTAACATAACGATAGACAAAAAGTCTGGCTTCGTATTTGGCACTCCATACTCTGTTACCGTACTTGATGACATCCGTGCGCTAAGGCGACTTGAGGAGTTAATCGAGATGGTGGCGCATAAACACCTCTTCCCACTGTTCCATGTGAAGGTTGGTACTGATGCTAACCCAGCACAGGATATAGAGACTCCAGAGGGTGCGCTGAGCTCAGAAGTAGAGCTTGCTCGGGTACAGATACAAGACATGCCTGTCGATGGTGGTCTTGTAACCTCAGAGCGATTTGCTCTCGAACTTATTGGCTCAAACGACAAGGTCTTAGACCTCATACCATACATAGAGCACTTCAAGGCTCGTGTGATGATGGGCCTGAGACTGTCTCCATTAGACCTTGGCGCTGCAGATACTGGTAATAAGGCTACTGCGGCGGTAGTCAATCGCAACTTAGTTGATGCAGTAAAAGATTTCCAGTCTGTTGTGGCTGATGCCCTGACCAGTAAGCTCTTTGACATCCTCCTACTTGAGGGTGGGTTCGACCTGACCGAGGAGACCAGGGTCAAGTTTAGGTTCCCAAGTGCAGATAGGGAAGAGGAGCGCACACACCAGCAACATGGTTTAACCCTCTATCAGAGCAACTCACTTACCACAGAGGAATACCGTACTGAGTATCTGAGAAAGAACACATTAACAGACGAACAGATGACCGACACCTGGCACGAACTATATGAGAAGCCCATCGAAGAAATGAAGATGGAGGTTCAGATACAGGCGGCTAAGATGCAGGCACAGGCCCGCCCAACCTCCTCTTCCTCATCCTCCAGCTCAAGTAGCTCCAAGAAAAAGGATGGTTCTCAGGTCAAATCTAACACTATAAAAGCACGCCCCAGGAATCAGTTCGTTCTTAGTGGCTCAAAACCTACCTTCCCAGCCAACGATATATCAGATTTATTAATGATGGAGTGGAGTGACACTAAGATGTGTGTGGTCAACGGGCGTAAGGACGTAGAGTCGGCCATTAAATCATTTGGTCATAGGGCTATATCTATCATTTCAGTAGAAGCAAGACGTCAATTTCAGAAGGGGCTTCTAGGTACATCTGACTCAGACGACGACAATATAATGACCACTTCTGACAGCCCTAACCTGTTTACGGATAAAACAATAAAGGATAACTTGCAAAAAATCCTTGAAAGAACTATAATTATGCTCAGTGGATCTAATACCGATAGATCACGAGCCATGGCTTTGTTCGACTCCATAGGGGTGGAATTGAAGGTCAAGGCAGAGCGGATGAGTAAGGCCGCGTTCCTCTTGGGAGCAGGCACAACGAAGAGTAGCTAATGTCCAGAATCTTAATATTTCGAGATCAATGTACGATCGTGCAACCAAAATTATTTTCGGATGCAATGAATCTCGTTGATGATATTTTTTCAGAAGGTTCGAATAGCAGAGTTGGATTAAGAAGTCGCATCAGGGCCACACACAGTGGGTACTTACTTAACTCACGAGTATACCCAGGTGTCTTTATGCAAGACAGCGTTGGTAGTTGGTGTACCCCACAACGCGGAGGCACAGCCTCATACGACAAACCTGTCATACTCGATCATAAAGACGAAGACTCCAAGCAGGTCATAGGCCGTGTACGAGGTGCAAGCTTTGCACAGATCAAACATGGCGACTCTTTCAAATATGACTTCAAGAATCCAGACCGGGGTACAAGTCACGGTTCTGGATATATAATGCTTGACACACTAATCTTGGATCCAGATGCGATTCCAAAGATTTTAGATGGAAGATATAATACAGTTTCAACTGGTCAAGAACCGAGCGCTGCACGTTGTAGCGTTTGTGGCTTTGACTGGAAGACACTTAAAGATGCTGACCCTTGCGATCATCGACCAGGTAGATTATACGAAATCGATGAGGTGACAGTGCCGTGTTTCCTAGTTACTGGGACACTCGATTATAGGGAATGCAGTTACATAACCGTACCGGGGCAACCAAATGCCATAACGGTTAGTTCTAACTTAGAAGCACTAGAGAATATGCGATCGCGTGACGATGAGGATGGCGAGCTTGTTTATACTTGTATAGACGCACCTGCCAGCCAAGAATCATTCGGTCTATGTGATCGTGATGGTAATACAATGGATCTTATCCTAAAGGATGGAGAAGCTGACATACTACCGGATATCGCTACTAAGTTCACGAAAATTGCTGTTTCTGTTCCAGTAGAGGATCATGATATGAAAAAGAAAGACAAGTCCGAAAAGGATGAGTCGACCAAGATGACTACTGATGAGGCAGACAACGTTCTTGTGTCTTGGGTAGACGATTATACCAAGCGGACCAAAGACTCGCCTAAAGACGAGAAGGTCGAAGAGGATAAGGACGTAACTGAGCCCGTTAAGGACAAGCCGACTGAGCCAACTCAGAAAGACGAGCCCAAGAAGGACACTCAGAAAAGTCAGCCCATTAGTAATGATGCCCTAAGTGAGGCGATCGACCGTGTAACGGGAGAACGCAATGAACTTAAGGCAGAGGTCGAAGATCTCAAAACCCAGATTGATGAAAAAACCGAGGTGAACACCTCACTAACCGAAGAGTTGACACAAAAACGTCAGGATGGTATCGTGGATGCCGCCCGACAGTTAGCTCTTATACGTGTTATTACTCAGCACGCCAGCGCATCGGGCGCAGACCGTGATGGGGAATCGTTTGAAGGATATGTGACTGACTTATGTAAGCGGTCTCCAGACTCTTTGAACGATGCGATTAAAGACGAACTCCCACAGCTCTCTGATTTTATGCAGAAGCTAAAGAGTATGAATACCCAGAACGCCCTCTCTGTTGATGACCCAACCCTTCATAGGGACGCGGACAAGAAAGAGGACGAGCAGGGTGAAGACGATGGAAATGGTAAAAACGAAAACAAGCTAATCGATAAGAACGACTATCTGGACACGTTCTAAGATAGATTCTTATCAATAATGGAGAAATAAGTAATGGCTTATAGAATTCCAAGAGGTTATGCTGTTCGTCACCCAGCGTACCAGGAGATTATGGAGGGGCAGCGCCCCACCATTAAAGGTCTTCGTGCGGCTCCTTATCTGCCAGTGGCAGAGATCGAGCCTCGGCATGATGATCCAATCGTCATCCCTGCAGGTACTTGGGTAGGTGTAGTCAATGCTGACAACACCGCTTCTGTACAGGGTGTCACTGGCTCAATAGCATTCACTAAGATGGACTTAGTGCCTGCATGTAGTCATTGGTACACTGTAACATACAGTGCGAACGACATAAGCGATACGTTCGGGACGTTAGGTAACGTTCGCGAATATGACACGTACTCTTACGTGCTTGGTGCTTCCCAGACTGGTGCTACGGTTACGGCCGCTGGCGCTTCCACCTTAAAGGTTGGACAGACTGGTGTTGGTATCAAGCCCTTAGGGATTGCGTACACAGACATCTATGCAAGTTGGCTCGCAGATGCGTACACCAACTATGATAGGCAGCCCGTAATCGGCTTCCTGTCTCAGATGCAAGTCGTCCAGGTCCCGGCGCAAACTCCTCAGGAGAAGGCGATCGAGGTCGGCGATAAAGTTATGATTGATGGTTATGGTAGTAACACTATGACTTGGGCGCCCGCCACACCAAACACTGGTGTAAGTGAGCGTGTTGGTCGGCTACGTGCCGTCACGGATGTCACCACGGGCGACGTTCAGACTCAGGCCGAATTTACAGAGGCTACTGGTTCCGCTGCTGCGATCGTCGCTGTTGTGGAAGCCCTTAAGATCAATGAGTTTGTCGTTGGTAAGTGTGTGAGGAAGATCCTGGTTGCTGATTATGCAAGTGCCACTGAGAATACTACGCTGGCGTCTAACGTTAGTAGTATTACTCGGTCGAATGTCAGTAGCGAGTTTAGCGACGCTGGTCGTGTACAAACAGTGCCGGGTCTCAGTCTACAAGGTAGTGGTCTGCAGGGTGTTCCTGCTTGGGCCCGTACCTCGACTGCTGACTCAGCTGGTAAATTCTGGATCCTAGAGATCTCAGTCGCCGCAGTATAAAGGAGGATATCATGCCTAAGAAATTTGATGAATCTCTCGTCGACCAAAAGAATATCAGTAAAGTGTTTGACGAAGACCAGACTCAGGTGATCGTAGACGTTGCGCAAGCCGTCGCAGAAAAAGCTGAGGACCGCTTCAAGGAGGGAACTGAAAGTTACCTCGACGAAGCAATGAAGAGGCGCGGTATTGATAGGGACCTATTTGGTCTCAGCGATACAGAGCGCACATACCTGAAGATCCGCGAAGCTACTAACAAGACCCGAGCCCTATGGGATAACAACGGTTTTGTGCGTGGTGTCAAGGATCGGATTGAGTACAAGGATCTTGTCGCTAAAGACTTGACCCGTAGAGCTGACTGGGAAAAGAACGGTCGGATGGTCGACGGTGTGTTCAGCACCGACCAGCCCCTGATTATCCCTCGTGTTATCGAGGAGTTAGTCCGGGAGCCGGTGGAGCCTCTTATCGCCCTAACCCCACTCATGCAGACTATCAACGTCTCTAATGCTGGTACGACTATTACGTTCCCAGCCATTGGTGATGCGATGGTCGCCGCAGACATTGCAGAAGGTACTGAGTACCCAGAAGCCAGCCTAGAATTCGCTGGTGAAGTGTCGGCCAAGATCGGTAAATCCGGTATTGCGCTGAAGCTCACCGACGAAATGATTAGGTATAGCATGTTCGATATCATGTCGATGCACATGCGTGCGGCTGCTCGGGCTCTTGTGCGCCATAAGGAAAGGAAGGTCGCAGACCTGATCTTCAATAATGGCGTCACTATCTTTGATAATACTGACGGTAAGGAAACTGGCGGTCGTGACTCTGGTGGTGTTGGTAATGATACTATTACCCTTGATGACATTCTCATCATGTACGCTGATATGGTCAATGACGGGTTTATTCCCGACACGCTTATCCTCCACCCGTTTGCATGGTTCGCCTTCGTGCGTGAACCAACAATGCGGACTCTCTTTATGTCCGGTAATGGTGGTGCGTTCTTCCAGAGCTTTGGTGGCTCTATCGGATCTGCGCAACAGTTTAGTGCTGGTGGCTTAGTCAACAGTTCGGTCTTCGGTAGCACCAGTGGTGTTGCTGGGTCGGACAATGTTGGTCAGGTTGCTACTACGAATACTGTGCCAACCATTCTTCCAACGCCTCTGCGCGTTATCGTGACTCCTTTCCAGACTGTTAACCTCACCTTAACTACAACCACCATTACGATGTGCGATAGCTCGCGCCTTGGAATGCTGCTTGTTGACGAGACGGTTGCGACTGAAGAGTTCGATGACCCCGCACGCGACATCCTCAAGGTGAAGTTCCGTGAGCGTTACGGTCTTGCTCTGCATGACAACGCTCAAGCGATCCGCCATGCCACCAATGTAAACTGGTGGGATCGTGGTTACGCCTTCGAGACCCCAACATGGCAAGCTGGTACTGGTGCACTACCCACATTGGGCACTGGCGTCACGATTGTCTAATCTTGTATTGGTTATTGTTGAGGTAGCCCCCACACAAGTGGGGGCTCGCCTCTTCGTTTTAGGAGAAGAATAATGGCAGAAAAAACAGAAGAACAGAAGAAGGCTGATTATGCTGCACGTGCAGCTAAGTCTAAAGCGACACGAGAAAGAAAGGCGGCTGAAAAGGCCGAGACAGAAAGGTTGGCATCCTATCTACCCACCAGAACAGAGCCACAAACCGCGACAGTGACACTAACAGAGCCTGAGGCCGTAACAGCCACAAACACTGAGGCCGACATTATTGACCTAAGCGTCTCTACTGACTTCGAACCAGATCTCATGGTAAAACCTGGAGACGATATCTTTTTAAGGTACCGATCAGGCCCAAGCATTAAGATAGGTAAAATGAGGCTGTCTTGCATGACACAAGAAGCAGTAGTCCCGGAAGATATATCTGGAGACGATCTGTTGAAGCTAGATGGCTTTGTGCGTGATGGAACCATCCGCGTAGGTAAAATCTCAAAAGAGACGCCCATACAGCCAGAAACTTCTAGCTCTGGAGATGAGTACGTAAAAGATTGGTATGTGGACCAATTAAAAGAGAGTTATGAGAAGCTAAGGAACGCTGTAGTCGGACTGACTAAAGCTGGCCGGTTTATTAGTGGATGGCACCCTAAAGACCTATTAATAGCGATGAACAAGGCTGAGACACTGGGTGATAATCGCCCACCTATCGTCAAGTTTATTACTGAGGGGATTAGGACACTAAGAACCATAAGCTTTGCTAGTGAGGATTTTGATCCAGCTAAGCATGCGGTAGCCGTTAAGCATTGGGACGTGAGACGATTCTATAAGCCGAAAGGGTAAGATAGATGCCGGCCCCCACGATCACAGGTAAGGACCCAGCGGCTAGTGCTTCTAACGTCACGCTGAATGATATTATAAATATCACATTCAGTGAGGCGTTAGACTCTACTACCATCAATACCTCTAATTTTGGACTACGACACTCTGAGTCTAACCTACCAATAGGTATAACGGTATCGTATAACTCTACAACGTTTATTGTTACTCTGACCCCAGAAACTCATCTGTGGAAGAACTCTACCTTTAAGGTAACGGTTGTTGGACTATCTTCTGCTCTCGGTACAGGCAATGTAAAAGCCTCAGATGCGTCCGACTTTGCTACGACCACTACCTGGACATTTATCACAGGTGATGATATTGATGCAGGTATCCAGAAGACGGATACCGTAGAAGACAGAGAAGGGGATACACGGCTTCCGATAGGGCTAACTCTATCGGAGGCTGCACCCTTCACCCTTGTCTCAACCAAGCCAAGCAATGGTTCTTGGGGGTTTACAGGGGCATCTATAACACTAACCTTCAATAAGGGTGTTGCTATAGCAGAGGCAGCAGCCAATATAGAAATATTCCAGCGTCCGTTCTTGGATGAGGAGGGTTGGTTGGCCCAGACTGGGTCATTTGGAACTGGTCTTGAGTGGGACCAGGGTCCGTTCACTGTGCCAGTTTGGGGAGTGGACTCATCTACGACTGGTGGTATTGTTACACTAACCACTACTGGAGTCACATATCTTAATTGTGCGTATGAGGTAGTATGCGGGTCAGACATGATCTCGTCAACTGGAGACGATCTGGATAGTAATTATTCCGTGAGTTTCACCAGTGAGTCATACCCCAAGTATGTTACTCCTATAACTGTAAGGAACGAGATGTTCCAGATATATGACACACTGAACCTGGAGTTTCTACATCAGGTCGTGTGGAAGTGGATGATAGACGGATTCAGAATTTCGGGCGCAAATACAACACAATTTACACTACAGAGTAAGGGCAAATACATAAAAGACTATGCTAAGTATGGATCCGTGATGGATGTCATGGAATCCCTATTCATGAAGAAGTCTTTGCTGGCTGGCACCTCAAAGACACTGGGAGACTTTACAGTTTCATATCACCCAACAGCGGGTGATTTAGGCAAGAACTCTGTTTATACACAGATGAAAGCAAAGTTTGATCGGGCAAGAAGGGCTATATCCTACCAAACTCACTCTATGAGAGTATTTATAAAGGGCTGGAATAGTGGTCTTGACCCAATAAACTTTAAGAATCGCCTCTGGAAGAACCCAGATGTAGTCAAAAATTACGATGGTCAGGTTAGGCCATCACATCTCCCCATTGCCAATACGGTAGCACAGCGTAAGAGCAAGCTACCCGGTAGTGAGGACGCATGGAGTTAAGTAATGGTACCAGCAACTCGACCGGCACCCATGAAG